AAACTATTTTCAAAGTTAGCAAGTGTTTTACCAAAGTAGCTGTCTGGCTCTGGCATACCACGTCCACCTGCTGTAGCAAATTTAACATAGTCTGCTTTACATTTTTGTATTAGTGTTTGGATTTCGTTTTGCATGTTAATAACTCCTGTTTTTTTAACTTACTCTTATAATATACAGTAAAACGTCTTACTTGTCAAGCCTTTTTTTAAATTATTTTGGGCCTTCAAGCATTTTTAATTTACGCATGATACCACTAACATCATCTGGTAAAAGATAAGGTATTACATCATCTGAAAAGTCTTCATAATAATCAGGATGTATTCCTGGCAACTGTACAAACATATCATCATCAAACACTGCCGCTTCGTATTGTGTTTTGCCTGGTAGTAAAACAACACTCAGCTGATACTTTCCAAATTGCATCTTAGCTTGAAAATGCCCTGTTCTAATTTCTTCAAATGCTAAATCATCGAATGTCATATTATATGTCCAATTCTAACTGATGTCCGTGACCAAAGTAAATGTTAGTTTCTTCACGGTTCTTTTCAGGAGTAGTAAAACCATAACCATTAATGCCACACCAAACATATCCTTGATCCATTTTATAAACTTCATATGCTTCGGTAACTGTCATGTTTTCATCCATGCCTTGATCCATAGCATCAATTAGCCAGTCAAGTGTCTTACCATAAAACTTAGCACGTCTTTCTAAAACAGTCATTGCACCCTTGATTCTCATTTTACTACCTCTTTGTTTAACTTACTCTTATAATATATAGTAAAACGTCTTGGTTGTCAACAAAAAAAGGCAAGAATAAATCCTGCCTTTTCAAGTACTTGTAATTTTTTAAAAGTTATTAACCGATAACAAAGCCTAACCCAGTACTGCCTTCAGCATATAGGGTTAAATCTTGCTCTAGTTTGTCCAAATCTGCTTCTGCAGACGCCCTTAGAACGTCAGCATTAAGTGTTGTACCGCCTTGTGGACCAGCAATAGTGTTAAACTTACCACGTGCTTCTGCAAGCATTAGACGTGCATGTGCAAAGGCATAATCTTTAATCCAAGGCTTGGCATATACGTCTTGAAACAATACTTCTTCTGGTCTGTTGTTGTATACATGTAAATAACAGTCATCATCTGTTTTAACACGACGATGTACAAGTAAAGAATGACTGGTGTGATTCCAAGTAAATGTGTATTCTGCACCAAACAATCTACCAAGTGCTTCTCGGTGTTGTGCAAGTGCATCAAATACACCCAATCCGCCGGCTCTACCACTGTGCATCAAGTATGTGTTGAGATATTGTGCTTCAAACGGCTCAAAGTCGTTGCCGCTGGTGCCACTTACACCACTGCTGCGTCTATAAATATCTTTAACTTCGATAATTTCATTTGGGAGTGTATACTGATTAACTTCTGCTTGTAAACGCAAGTGTACAAAACTTTCCTCAACAGCATTTTCGCTTCGTTGTCTGTATTTGTCCAGTGCTTTATCAATTGCAAGGTTATAATGAGCTGGATCTAGTTCGACGTCAACCATCTGACCGCCCAATCTTAGTTCCATTTCTTTAATAATTGTGTCACGTAGTGCCATATGTATACTCCTATACAATATTTATACGATCTAGAAGAACTCGAACAGATAAATATCATAAAGGATTATAGCTTATGCCAAGACTCAGTTTGTGGAAGCCCACTAAAACAAATGACTATTTCTTCCTGGACAACTCTATTAGAGAACAATTTCAGATAGGTGGTACTGGTGCGTATGTACACAAGTATATCGGACCGCAATCTTTGGGTGAAACAGATGATCCAGCACAACCAAACTATACTAGTGGTATGGAAGTTGACCCACTAAGTGGAGATTTTACAAATATTGATGGTATTGTAAACGAAACTAAAATACAAGACTTGTTGTTTATGGAAAACCGTGATCGTAAATATGACAAAGATATTTACGAAATGCGTGGGGTATACAATGTAAGTGACAATGATTTTGATTTAACACAGTTTGGTTTATTTTTAACAAACGATGTTTTATTCATGACATTCCATATGAATGAGTGTGTTGAGATCATGGGTAGAAGACTAATGCCGGGTGACGTTATTGAGTTGCCACACTTGTTGGATGATTTAGCACTTGATGCAAATCGTGAACCTATTCCAAAGTTTTATGTAGTACAAGATGCCAACCGTGGTAGTGAAGGGTTTAGTGCAACATGGATGCCACATATTTGGCGTGTAAAACTATCTCCAATTACAGACAGCCAGGAGTATGCAGATATACTTGGTACTGCTGAACAAGAAGACAGTCTTAAAAATGTTATCAGTAGTTACAAGAAAGAACTGGATATCAGTAATGCAATTGTGGATGCGGCTGAAGCGGCAGACCCCGCAGGTAAGCCACTGGCTGACCATTTGTTTGGCGGTGTTGACCAACACCCAAGTCATGAGTCCGGTCAAGATGAAACTTGGAGTTATGGCGAATCACTTTCTTCAGGCAACAGTTTTCCAGCTAATCCAAACGAAGGTGATTACTTTGTACGTGCTGACTTTACACCAAACCGTCTTTTTGTAAGACGTGGAACCAAATGGCATAGATTGTACGATAACATTACAGCTCAAACATGGAGTAGTAAAACATACAATGCTGAAGAATTTATTAATAATACAGACAAAACATTTATTGGCGATGATGGAATAGAACAAGCTGAAAGACAGAGCTTGAGTCAAACTATACTACCTAAACCAGATGTAGGATAACCAAATGCAATATTTTTATGATAAACAAATGCGCCGATACATACAACAGTTTATACGACTGTTTAGTGGATTCAGTGTTGAAATGGGCACCAAGGAAGATGGTACAAAAATTTACCAGACTGTGCCTGTGCGCTATGGTGATGTTAGCCGTATGGCGGCACACATAGTAAAAGACAACAGTGAGAACGTGGTTAATGCAACGCCGGTTATCAGTTGTTAATTGAGTGACCTGGGCATTGCTCCTGAACGCCGTACACATGCACAACACAGTGACAAAGTACAGGTGTTTGAAAAGAAATACGACAACAATACAAATGCATATTTGGATGAGCTGGGCGACACATATCAGATTACACGTTACCAACCAGTACCGTATAATTTACAAATGCAGGTTGATATCTGGACCAGTAATACAGAACAAAAATTACAAATGTTGGAACAAATATTAGTACTGTTTAATCCCAGTTTAAATATACACACAACCAATAATCCTTTTGACTGGACAAGTTTAAGTTATGTTGAATTAACCAACATGACATGGAGTGTGCGCAGTGTACCAAGTGGTGTTGATGAAATTATTGATGTCAGTACACTACAGTTTGAATTACCTATCTATATTAGTCCACCTGTTAAAGTACAAAAGCAGACACTAATACACACTATATTAAACAACATTAATCAAGTTGATGATGACAACCTTGATAGTTTTAAACTGGGAGAAAGTTTTACTTCACAGTTCCAAAATTATAAAATAATAACACTGGAAAATTATAAGTTGCGTTATGAAGATAATTATGCTACAATATTAAATGAGCAGGGCGGAAATGTTGATTCTGCTGGAGCAACACTTGATTGGAGTAAAATATTACCTGCATATGGCGAACTACGTGATGGTATCAGTCAGTTAAGATTACGACAAAGTACTGATCCAACTGACAGCAGCCAAGATGTAATTGGCACAATATCATATGATAGTGTTAATAAACAACGAATAAAAGTGACACTGGATGCTGGAACACAACCAGCCAATACACAAGGCACAGTTGATGCAATTATTAATCCAGCAAATGCATACCCAGGAGACGGCACATTACCAGCCGCCGTCAGTGGGCAACGTTATTTGATACTGGGGCAAACTAGTGCCGCTGGAGCGTGGGGATTATCAGCCAACAAAAACGACATTATAACTTACAATGGAACAGATTGGACTATTGCTTTTGATGCAAGTGCAATCAGTAGTACACATTTTGTAACCAATACTGCAACAGGAGACCAATATGAATGGACCGGCTCGCAATGGCAAAACTCGTTCGAGGGCGTCTACAAAGAAGGCTTCTGGAGACTCTATCTCTAATATGATCACTGCCAGTGGTTGTATATTTTTAGCATTAGATACCGGAAGAGTATGTCTACAATTGCGTGGACGTAAAAGCAGTCACCGAGGAACCTGGAGTTTCTGGGGAGGCAAGGCTGAAAAAACAGAACGTCCTGTTGAAACACTTCTGCGTGAACTTAATGAAGAAATTGGCATGTTGCCGGACTTTGAGAAAATATATCCACTACACAAGTTTACCAGTGCAGATAAAAAGTTTATCTACAATGCGTTTGTTGTTACAGTGTTTGAAGAATTTACACCAGACACCAATGGCGAAAGCAGTGGGTATGCTTGGGTAGATTTAAAATATTATCCACGCCCATTACATCAGGGTGCTAAACTTGTGTTAACAAACAAAGATATGATTGCAAAAATAGAGACTATACTGGAAAGCAAACGTGGAATTAATGATTTACCCAATTGGTTGGATAGTTTTTAACTTGTTATTCTGACACAATTTCCCAATGATCTTCTACAAAGATAAAACTAAATGCTTCGCCTTCTGGCAATCCATCTGGAAACTCCATTGTGTCACCATCTTGTGGAGGTGTTTCATAAATTTTTGTATTGACTGCTATAGTAGCTTGTAATTCATTCATATTTTAATTCCTATATTAAGCAAATGTTAATCCCCAACCACCATAGTAAGTTTTTACTACTAAGGTTCGTGTACTAACTGATCCACTGCCGTAGGTCTCATTAATTACTAATTTACCATCAGGATTAGAGCTGCCACCGCTTTGATCTGTAGCAGTAAATGATGTAGAGAGTCCCCAGGTGCTGCCGTTGTTATCCATTTCTACCCAAGTGTGAGTGGTATGGTTATTAGCCCATTTACCACGGACGTACTTGTGAATATCACTACCGCCATTTGTTTGGTGAGATGTGTATTCCATAGTACTCATTTGATAACTACCACATGTAAATGTAAGACTGTGATTTTGATAACCTGACCATTGAAAATGATACTCACTGTATACTGGAGTTTTCATAATTAATCCGCCATACAAGTTAGTGCCGTAATCATCTGTTCCTTGTAAATTTATGGCTTGCATTTCACTATCAAAAGTAGGTCTATT